CATGGGGCTCCTTTCTATCGGATTGTATCCGATCTTCCTCATGAATTCACAGCACTACATGTGCTGTGGCCTAGCCACAAGCTAGTGTTAGGTCCGCTAACAACGGATTCATGGCGAAGGCGCTGAGATTTGCTACTCAGCCCGACTCATGTGTAACCCTGAGGTTTACACGAGAGGTTCTCGGTACCTCTTCTATAGGAGGTATCATGGTACCCATAACAGGACCATTCTTAGAGAACTTCTCTGCCGGCGTCGGAGTCGGTTCGAGGTGGTGGACCCGCAATGTCTATCGGCAGGTAAAGCCGTATGACCTTGCGTTAAACTACTCTCGAGACGACCGTGGCGTGGGTATTGATGTCGGATGGGGGACTCTCGGCTCTTCCACTAACACACAGCATGCTGATGTGTTTGGAACCCGATCCCCGTTGCGCTACACTGACCTGCCGTCCTGGTTCGTCACTTCGGTGACGAATCAAGCGCGTGAGCGCTTACAGGGGGCGATAAAAAGTGAGGCTTTACTTTTTGCCACACTCGCAGAGGCGCGACAAAATATCCACCAAATGGCTGACAGACTTGACCAAGCACGGCGTGTCGTCAAGCAGCTTCCCCCATTCTTATATCACAGTGTCTTGCGGGCGACCCTTGTGGCCGAACTCACGAGATACACTGTGAAGGGTGTGGGTAAGAAGTTTGCCGACGGCGTTTTGGAGGTCTTCTTCGGTTATAAACCGATTATGTCAGACGTTCAGTCCTGTGCTGAAACTCTTTCTAAAGACTTTGCTCCTCAGGGAGTTGAGTGTTACGCCAAACGGCGAGATTCAAAACTGACTTCCAGTCAGCTAGAGTCGAACTGGTGGCGTAAGGAAGAGCAATGGTGGTTGAAAGTCAAATGTGGTTGTACATGTCAGGTTTCCAACCCGAACTTGTTCCTGGCCGATAGTATTGGCCTGGTCAACCCATTTGCTACCGCGTGGGAAATGATGCCTTGGAGTTTTGTTGTCGACTACTTTATCAACGTCAACCAATTTATTGGCGCGTTGACTAGTGAATATGGGGTCCTTCTCAAGGAGCCCTACACTCGCGGCAACTCTTGGTCATTCTCCCTCTATGAGAACCGTGACTTTAACACTGTCACACATGTTCTCCGAGGGGGCTATAGCACCGGTATCTGGTACCGAGGAAATCGGTCCAGTAGGACACTCCCATCTGTGAAGCTCGGGGTGCGTCAACTTAGTCTCGGCAAAGATTTGTCGAGGCTTGTTACCTCTGGGGCCTTGCTTCTGCAGGTCCTGACGCGTGGATAATTCTGTCTACGTGTGGTTTAATCCTTTAAAAGGAAGAGGCTCCTTATGCCCTCAATTGCTGATATCGTCGTCAAGAAGAACGACAACGTCACAAACATCACCTACACGGGGGTTCAGCCTTCGTCCGGTGATGGCACTGCAGCGACTTGGAAAAGTCAGTCTGTTGGCACCGCTCTGGCTTTCCAGCCAGAGTTGCGTCTTTCCGCCAAGTCTGCGTCAAATGGGCTCGCCCGTGATTTCACGGCGACATTCATGTACCCGCAGATCAAGACGGATTCGACGACTGGTGTCGTCTCTGTCCATCGCAAAGCGATGGGAAAGTTTACCTGGAATTATCAGATGGACATGGCAGCTACGGATGAGGCGGAAGCCTCAGCCCAGTTTGTCAACCTTCTGGCTAGCACGTTGGTGCGGAACTGCCTCAACAGCGGTTTCTCTGCAACGTAGCCACTTCTAGGCGACGCCTCCCGGCGTCGGGGTTCATCTTACCCTAACTTGGAGACCTTAATCGTGACAACTCAGTTGCTCGATTATGTCGTATCCGCAATGGAACGACTAGACTGCCCACGTTCTGTTTCCCTCGCTATTATGGCGAGGCACGGGATGTGGAAGGAGATTCTTAAGGAACTACCTTTAGATCCAGGTCTTTACTCTAGTTCGGAGGCATATTTCTTTGCCGCCCAAGCCCATGCACTCATCAAGAAGCTTGACGTTATCCCTGGCTGGGATGCGTCTGTGCGTCGAAGTGAATGCCTGAAGCGATGGTGGCAAAGCGAACATGCCTGTGCGAAGACTAACCACCGTCTCTCCCGCTTTCTTCTGAATGAATCACTCGATCCTTCAGATGAACTGATCTACGCTTTTATTGGCGATGTCAGGAAAAATGTGGAAGAGATACTGGGGTTAGCTCCGCCGTCTACCTGGGAAGGTAGATTCGGACCTGGGGCTACTGTCAGTGATGGCGCGGCACATTCAACCGTGCCTGATAAGATGTCCTCTGTTCCAACCTTTACCCCTAATGCGCTTTTCCATTTGGTACCTTGGTCAGGTACGCTATGGGCCACATCCGTGGTTGCGTTAGGAAGAAATCCCTCTGTCGTCCGCGGGAACGTGTTCTTCACGGTTCCGAAGGATTCGACAATTGACCGACCTTGCGCAAAAGAACCGTCTATCAACGGATTCTTTCAACTTGGTCTGGGGGCGGTGATGAAGAGACGGCTTGAGAAAGCCGGCTTGGACCTCCGTAACGGCAAGAAGATCCACATGCGTGAAGCATGTCGAGGGAGCCTTTCTGGGCTTTCTGCAACGATCGACTTGTCGTCAGCTAGCGACACCGTTTGCAAGAATTTGGTAAAACTCTTGCTCCCCGACAGATGGTTCCAGGCCTTAAATAGCCTTCGGAGCCCTACCACTGTCGTTGACGGACGAACCGTCTATCTCGAGAAATTCTCGAGTATGGGGAACGGGTTCACTTTTGAGCTTGAGACTGTAGTTTTTGCTGCAATAGCGAAGGCGTGTGCCCCCGATTCAATTCTGGGGCATGACGTTTTTGTCTATGGTGACGATATAATTCTACCGTCCAGTTCCTTTCGTGAATGTTTAGCTGCTTTACGATTCTTCGGTTTTGAGCCGAATCGGAAGAAGTCCTTTGGTAATGGACCATTCCGAGAATCGTGTGGGGGCGACTACTTTAACGGTACGGCCGTGAGGCCACACTTTCAAGAGGTAATTCCCCATGAACCGCAGCACTATATATCGCTCGCTAATGGCCTCCGCAGAGCATCTGTGGGAGAGACTATCACAGGTTCGCGCTGGAGCGTCGTCAGACGCCTCTGGCTGGATACTGTGGGTTTCCTCCCGTCGCAGATACGCTTCTGTAGAGGTCCAGAAGTACTCGGCGATATCGTTATCCACTCTCCCGAGTGGCGAACGCGCTGGCGATCAAGCATTGGCTACATCAGGGCTTACCGTCCACTTCGACCTTCAGTGGCCAGAGTGAATGGATTCGCAGATGTGGCCGTGCTTGCAGCATGTACCTATGGCGCCCTTACGGACCCCCCATGGAGTTCCGTCGGTGGAAGGTTTCCTTCCGATCGACGGCGTGGGTGGCCCCTGAGGGGCGCAACTGGATACAAGCTGGGTTGGGTCTCCTTTTCGTAAGTTGAGGAGGCAGTGATGTTGTGGGC